ATAAGCTATGGTGCATACCTCACCTAACAGCCATAAGCCAAGGAATAGGCTGCTGGTGCCATTAGAATGACCCTGTTTAATAGACAGTACTGCTTGCGGTATAGCGCATATAGAGAAGCAGATACTGCCTAACCATCCGATTACGTTAAGCATTTAGAAAGTCCTCAAATAACTTCTTTACTTGGTCGAAATCGGTGCCTGACAGATCATGTACGCACCAGTTGAATAGGATGGGGTTACCGTGCCAATCTTCAAATGATACCGCCGCATCATCAAGAAGTTCTTCCACCGTACTGCCTTTGGCATCAATGTAAGTAATATGAATTCGATCATCATTGCTTAAGGTCCAGTCGCTAAACGAACGTCCATACTTCTTCATGGGAACCTCCAGGTAAAACCAATTGAGTGATCGCTAACTAATTTATAGATAAAGAAGCCAACGGCTGCTGGATCTTTAACACTTAATGGGACATACTTGGCTGCCATATCATTGGCATAGGCATTTACATATGTATCATAACCAGCTTGCTTATAGGCTGCATTCATAGCGGTACTGGCTGCGGCAGTATAATCTGCACCGTAGCAGGGGATTGTGGTTAAAATAAGGCCAATTAAGGCAAATTTGGTTAAATTCATGATTGAAGCTTCTTATATAGTAGTTTAGCAGCTTCAATGCTAGCTAAGCGGTAGTTAATGGATGTTGGCTTACTGAGCATGAAATATACTGTGAGGACTTCCAGGAGCAGTTCCACTTCTTCTTTGGTTAATTGTTTCTTTTTCATACTAGCCTATCGGATAATGGTTTACAGAACTTTACATGTTTTAACGATTCTTTACACTTTTTTTAAATAATCTAGGACTTCTTGACTGGTGCCCTTAAAAGCGCCCAATTCTTCTGCTCGTTTAGTGTATGTATTGATACGAGTCAAGTGTCCAGCCAAGATAGGACGCCCTTCACGCTGTTGATAACGTTCTGCTGTAACTTGATGGCTTTCGATGATGAATATTGGGATAACTTCATAACCCTCACGCATCAGAGGTTCTGTTATTTGGGACACTGAAAAGGGCGTTTCTATTAATACTGGTTTTGTCGCAAAGTCAAGAAGCTGAAGGATATTAGACACATAGGCCTTGTCATTTGGATAATCATCATGGGCTAGATAGTCGAATTTATCTTGTAATTGTTTACAAACCCACGTCTTACCTGAGCCGGGAGTGCCGACCACTAAATATATCTTACTCATATTTAGATCATTCCACGTATTTAAAGGTTAGTCCAGTCTTTTTGTGCTGTTTACCAGAAATGACCAGTCTGCGCAAATGAGACTTGGCTATATCCAACAGCTTTGAGGCGTCTAGGACTGATGCGTATACAGTACCTGTTTCTACGCACATAATGGCCCTTCTATTGCCATTTGCACTTATTTTTAGGAGAGAGTCAAGGGTATGCTTACGGCCTTTAAAAGCTGATTCTTGGCCGGTCTTAAACTCAGTATTAGGGCTAATATGCTTGCCTAACTTGGCAATTGATTGTTTCTTACGTGTTTCTTCAGATAATTGCGGTTGACCAGCATTCCAGGTCTTATGGCCTTTCTTAAATGCAGTCTTGGGCGCCGGTAGTCCTTTAAGGCCCTTGTTCCATGCTTTACAGCCTTTGTTGGAATAGCCTCCGGATGACAAGTTATAACCCTTAGGGTACAGGCTATCTAGGCTCTTTATATAGAATATCTCCAATGTACTAAGTTCTTCTAAAGAAGCCGCTCTATCTATTTCTTCTATAATGAACTTGTCAGTGCCATGCTTCTTGAGGGAACTCGTCAATGGCGAGGTTCTTTTAGCTGCCTTATGAACAGCCCATCGTCTCTTTAGGGACATGGTAGTCTGTCCTATGTAGATTTTACCCGTTACTATATTCGTTATCTTATAAATGATCATAAATATCTCCTTACCCTAATAATAGCATGATTAAGGTCTTTGTCAAGGAAAAATTCATGACGACATGATTTATTTATTTGAAGTGTCCGTAATGGACTTTATTGCAATGAAAAAGACAAAAAAAAGCCTAGGTTTTACCCTAGGCTTCTTCAATTTCTTGAATTAAATCAAGTAATTAGGCGCTTAACTGAACAACGCAGTTAAACCCGGGAGCCGAGCAAATGAGGTTCCCGTAATAGGCGATTCTGATTTCGAGGGCGTCTGCATTACCAACGCGCAGACCTTCGAGGCCCTCCATACCGTACGTTAAAATATGAGGAACCTTGCCGAGCGAGCGCAACTTCCACGTATTCATTGTCAACAGGTAAGCAGTTTGAGGTTGGCACGAACGGTCAGCAAGAATGGTCACGCGACCATAAGCCGACTGGAACGTAATACCTTCGAATGCAACTTCAACTTCGTCATGGTTAACTTGAACGTATTGGACTTTAGCGCCCAAAGCGTTTACAAGCGAAGCATACGATGCGAAGTCCATAATGCAAAGATCAGGCTTAGCACCTTCTCGGTTCGAGAATGCGAGTGCGTTAGTCAAACCTTCTTCAATCGTGTACGATTGAGCATTATAGCGCAGACCAGCCAAACGAGTCGGATCAGCCGAACGGTTAACGCCCCAGAATGAGTCGTTAGCAGCCGGAGTAACGATGGGCAGCCAAGCAGCGAGGCCCGACAATCCAAGGTTAGCAGCAGTTCCGTTAGCACCAGTCGGGGGGATGTCGCCATCCACAGACAGGAATGCCATGCCGGTTCCGATAGCCCAGTTAGCCGACAGTGTAGCGGCCGAAGCTGTTCCATAAACGATACCAGCAGCGCGGTCAACAGCAGTCACCATAACGGTATCAGCCGAAGGAACGCCACCATCAGTAGCCGAAGCGACCAGCAGCATGCCAACTTCAAAGTTAACGATTTGTTGTGCGTTCGTCAAGGGCAGTACGGTTCCACCAACGGTGATACCAGCCTGAGTCGACGCAGCCGAGCTAATACCGCGAGTAGCAGTACCAGAAGCAAACAATTCGAAAGCGATGTTGTTAGTCAAGTTACGGAAGCCGCCGTCCATCTGAAGTTTCGCAGCGTCAACAAAGGCGCCAGCATTGGTCTTAGTTTGTTCCATCAACAGGTTAGTGATAGTTACCAATTGGTAATCTTGGATCACATACACGAAGAAAGAAACAAGCGAAGTAGCAGTTTGCTGTGCTTGTGCGTTAGCGAAACTATGCGAACGACCTTGCGGGTTACCATATTCCAAGGGAACCGGAATATATTTACCAGCAAAACCATCGGGCGATTCGTTTTTCGGAACAAGAGCCAAGAACGGGTTTTCTTTATAAACCAAGTCCTTCATGTACTCTTTATCATCGGTGTACAATTCTTTAAGAGCAGCGATTTGGTTCGCTGAATTGGCATAAATAGCAGCCATTTTAAATCTCCATAAATTTAGTTAAAACATTACATCTACCTATTAGATGTAACGCCGGGCATTAGCCCTTAAGTTCTCCCTTAAATGCCAATATAGCTCGTTCCTTCGCGCTTAACTGCCGTGAAGATGATGCTGCATTGGTTAAGGTTTTCATTTGTGGCTTCTGGGGGGTAGCTTGTGACTTCGCTTCGGTCTTTGCAGAACTTGCAGTGTTCTGCGCTAACCGTTTTTTAATTTTATCAATACGAGACACTGTCGAGAAACTCTCCTCAACAAGGTAGTTCTCGACTTCCTGGGCGGCTTCTTCAACAGACAATACAATGCCATCTTTAGCATAGGTCTGTTCAATTAGCTCCACAACGTCCCTAACGCTATTGGTCTTAGCAATAGCTTCGAACTCAATTGGGTTCGACTTAATCAGGGCCTTGGCATCCAGAGTGATCTGGTTAATGGCAGCCTGGTATTGCTGTTGTTGGTTCTCAACCTGGGACTTATTGCCAGCCTCTAAACGCTCCATAAGGGCATCGATCTTAGACTGCATATCGTCGATCTTAGCCTCATAATGAGGGTTCTTAGGAGCAGGGTTTAATAGTTCGTTAGTCAACTGGTCGTACGTAACGCCAGCTTTTTCAAGGAATGCCAAGGGATCACGTCTAAGATCAGACAGCTTTGCATACTCAGACATATCCTGAGGCTTAATAGCAGCTTCGCGCTCGGCTAGGGCAGCTTCACGGGCTTTTAGGGCCTTATCCTGCTGCTGAGCCTTTGCACGCAAAGCCTTCTCTTGACGGGCAAGTAATGCGAACTGGCGTTTAACGGCTTCTGGGACTTCTTCTTTTACTGGTTCTTCTTGTACTGCCTCAGGTGCAGTCTCTAAGACTTCTTCGGGCTGTTCTTGTGTCGGGGGGACAATTGCTGAGAGTTCTTCAGCACTTATGTTGTTCTGGTCAACTGAATGAGCAGATTGTTGGGCTACTTCGGCATTAGCGCCATTAAAAGCAGCTACTGCACGGGCAGTTCTTACTGATTCGGGAGTTCCTTGCGGCGGTATTGCGGCAGGGCTTGCAACTGGTATGACTTTCATTTTATTATTCCTTTATTGTTACTTCGTTTTTCGGATAGTTATTGTTGGCCAGGTCCATTAGGTATTAATGGGCTGGTAGGTGGTGCCTGAGGACTAGCCTGAGGCACTGGTGCTCCTGGTCCACCCGGTGCTGCGGGAGGAGGTGGAGGCATTGCGGCTTGGATCAAGGTCTGTACTTGGCTAAAGAAGTCCCTAAGCATTTGGGCCTTAGATTCTTCAAGCTTAGCTGGAATATATAGATTTATATAAGCAGTCGTATGCTGAGTAGCCAAGTCTAACGGCATAAAGGGATCTGGAGGAGTGTACTTACCGCTATCGACGATATCGTCTAAGCATTGGAATATACGTTCTTCTCCGGCATTAGCTAGCTTCTCAATCTGTTCCAAATCGGGATAATCTAAGAGACGACGGCCTTCTTGTAATGTAATCATACCAGATTGAACCATTTCGGTTACTTTCTGGAGGCGGCCAGCTGGATCTTTAGGGAGACTAGATTGTGTATGGCACTGGATGATGAAGGCATCTTCGATCATACCAGCTTTAGGGAGGTCTATTTCTCGCGTGCCGTTTTTATTCGGATATACTGTGGAGTAACTTCCGGTCTCTTCCGCGATATCTTTGGCTTGGTCGATGATTTGGTAAGCCAGATCGACGAATAAGTTGTCGTACCGTCTTGACAATGCAGCAAAACGGTCTGTGGAGATATCATCATACGTTCTAATAGCTTCT